GAAAAACGTCCGAGGACGCTTAACGAGGCAGTTGGAGGACAACTAACAGCTCCCACCTATTATCGACCCGGTGGGGAGTTCCATTAACCGCTTGTGGATGGGCACACACTTTCAAGGAACAGCGGCTTTAGTAGACTTGAGTTTTATATAGGAGTTTAATATTTTTGGTTTTAGGGTTCTCCACGGGCTGACTAGGGAGTCTAACCGGTGTGTATTTTGTCCAAATGAGGGATTATGCTGGCATGTTGACTCCATCATAAGGCGTGATCCTGATTGTCGAAATTCCAGAGGCATTTGAAACACCATTAATTGTCAGCTTAGTACCACCCGATCTCACGATCAATGTACACCCAATCATAAAACCACCAGAAGTGGCTTGAATTTGAGCTGTGCCGATCACAGGATTATTAGTCCCTGAAACAGAGGTGGGTGTAGCCAACGAAGATGTTGAGATGTATGCCAAGAAATAGTAAGAGCCTGGGGCATAAACAGTGACGTTAAAACCCGAGGCGGTCAAGACCAATGGCCCATATTGTGTCGCCACTGGCGGATTTCCGAAAGGATAAATGCCTGATCCTCCTGTCCCAGCAAGGGCACCGCAAGCAGTGCCTATCCCATGGTGTACAGGGTCCCACAATTCAACTGAAATATCCAGCCAAACTGCGCCCAACACGTCACCAGAAGACGCTGAAACGCCTTGGATAGCCGCGAACAGCATTCCACATGAAACAGTATTTGGGTCTAGGCTGAGGTTATAGGTGCCAGCAACAGAGTTGCTATTATAAGCGTCTCCAAAGTAGATACGTTTCTCTGTCTTAGGCAAATTCAATTCCTTTACTTGTGAATTCCACGGCGCACAGACTATAGAATCATTATACTCACAAAAAGCAAGCTTAGAATTAGGTGATATGCCTACACTCGCGTCTGCATCAAATGCCAATAGAACAGCACCAGCTGTGCTAGTCGGGCACTCTGGCATATACATGAGTTTGGCTCTGTGAACCTTAAACATGGAAAATCTGTTGGCGAGACCTGACAGCCATGGGAACGTTGAGACATCCCCAGGATTTATCATGGTCCTATTAAAAATGGAAAAAGCTGTAGAGCCTGAGCCAGTCATGTCATACAGGAACTCTCTATGCGAAACGAGAATCCCTTTATTTGTCTGAGAAATATTCGGTTTTGCTGGCCTCACCATCATGGTCTTAGCAACTGGTGCTTGGATGACTATAGTGGGGGGGGGCAAAGGCTTCTTGACATTGGCTGGTTGGCCAGGTTTTACTTTGCGCGCTGATTTCTTTTTAAGTTTTGGTGCCATACCAACAGTTTTACTTGGTCTTTCTTGTGGCTTATTATTAGTTTTCACCTGTCGAGACACATGCTCTGCTCGGTTGTAACCCATCTGAAGTGGGTCTGAATAGTATTCAAGCCAAGTGTCATCTCGAGATTTCCTATCTTCATTCGCTGTGCGAAAAGCCCATTCACCCACGGCAGTGCCCAAAGGGCCCATGGATGTTGTAGCTGCGAAATCTGTGCCTAGCTCGACACCTAGGCCAATGAGATCATCCAATGCTTTGCGCGGGTTGCCCCACCACTGGAGAGGTGATAAATAAGTTGCGTCTGCCATTTATATTTTCATTTGTGGACTCATACACACCAGAAGAAGTGTCCCGTCTCCACGTGAACAGAGCCTTCTCCTAGGACAGTTTAAGGTCATATCCAGGACACACCTCAAGTCCTACTCGAGCATACAGTCAACCCGTAACACCTTTGATATGAGACCACCTTTGAGCACGGTGTCTAAGTTCATAGATGCTACAATTGAACTGAACTCCTCGTAATCAGCTAAAGTTAAAGCGTACCTATCGAACAAAGCCTGGGTGGTTTCGTCCGTGCACTGAGATACTTTCTCAACACTATACTGCATGCGATCAACTGTAACTCTGCCGTGACCTACGGATAAAGCCATGACACGCCTAAAGAAATAAACCATAAAAGGAATATGGCTAAAAGTCTGTGAGTATGCCAAAGCATTGGAATAAACCCACGCTAAGGGTTTTCCTTGGGGCACCAAACTCCAAAAACACTTTGAAAGAGTCTTACCTATCAGTGGAGTTAAGACATAACCGGTTGAAGTGGGATAAAACACTCCACTGTAAAATATTGCATCATGTAATTGCACCGGTCGGTCCAAATTGAACTTCGCAGCCATTCCGTAGATTAATAACTTATCCAATATTGCCGGTATAGAAGTCTTGACATGATCCGATAGCTCTATGAGGAAGTCGTCTCCCCCTATTAAAAGATGGCCATATTCTTGGCCATAAAGTTCAATCATTATTTTATGGACTAAAAGTCCTATGGTTATGGTGTTCCCAATTGTAGTTTGAGCTGAACCAGACTTGGTTGTTCCTAACACACGATACTTTATTCCCCTAGAGGTTATACCGTTAGTTTCTATTTGTCTGTTTGCAACTTTTAGTACGACAGCGGGTGGACTAAACGCAGAAAATACTTGTATTTCTGCCTCTTGACAGTCAACCCCTTTGTTCTTGTCACATTTTTCAATGTCACCTGATAGATACAAGGCTGCAGGATTACGTACAAACCTGCCTAATTGGTTGGCGTTTCTACCGGGTGCACACATTATGCAGTGTGTCGCTGGCCACATGTCAATAAGTTTAACACCTAAAGCAGTGTACCAAGGGCCTGTCAATACTTTGATTTCTGGCTTAATCCCTTGGATTAATCTTGGATCCGACCATTCACAATCTTTCAGGAGCTTCTCACGTTTCAGAAAACCTTCAAAAGAACACCATGTTGAGAGGTCAACATTACCGTACCCTAATTGTGTTCTCCTATACGCTAACAAATTTGCTGCCCTTTTTACGGGCTCAAACCTAGAGTTCCAAAGATTGAATTCTACAGCTTGTACAGGGCCGAACCCTGGAAACAGTGTCTTCACATGATCAAGAACATGCCTTGCATGGTCAGCCCACACGCCTGGCTGAGCAGGAAGTGCTTCAGATAGACCGCGGTTGACAAGAGCAAGTTGCTCATTTTCTAATGTATCAGCATGGACCTGAGGGACTAATATAGTACACGGACCGTATCTAATACAGCCCAACATTCTCGGTCTCCTAGTGTCTATTAACAACCGAAACATTGATCCTTGTTTTAGCTTCTTAAGACTATTTTGGCAAATTATAGCCGACATACGCACCCTAAAAGGGATAGTTTTAAGGCCTGCCTTAATTCTTATAGAATAGAAGAAGTAAATTGTGGACAATACTGCTATCACTGTGAGAAATAGAGGGGGTGGGTTCAACAACTTACGTAACCACATGGGTACATCCTTCCTCGCTATAAGATAATAGATTATCCATCTATAAACCTTAAAATAAGTACTATAGCCCATGTAATGAAGGCAAGCGATTAGCGTGGCGTAGCCAAACTTCCCAAACCTCGTTTTAATTGCACCCATAAGGGCATGGTCGATTGGCTCTTCGGAGCCTTCAAGAGCTGAGTTAAAAGCCTTTAACTCAAGCGACGTCAAAATTTCCAACAGATGGGGCTTTTCGGTTATGGACATGTTGATCATTGCAGACTTAATCATCAGAGGCATCAATTCCTCCAACTTATCCACATCAATATGCCATTCTTCACCGCGGAGCAACATGCTTCTAGCATAAGCAGTAAGTGCTACATAACACTGCATGTCTTTCCTTAACCCCAATGCTCGCAAGCAAAGTTGTTTATAGAACGCCAAAGGGATAGGTGTCAAAACACCTGGAAGCTGGATTGTCATGCCTACCCGGATTGTGCCATCCGGAAGGGCATTTTGAAAAGTACAACCCATTGGCAACGGTTTTAGCGCTGAATTACGTTCAGTTGCCAAACTCGTTTTACGGAATTCAACAAGAGACGCACTACCAACAGATGTGAGTAAATTCCAAACCATGGTTTGACCACAAGCTTCAAAAGATGAGCTCCTATATAACCAATCCAAATTAGAGTGGACATAAGGCTCAAGACAGCCATCTACATACATGGTGACTGTATCTTGTCTAATGTTATAAGTGGCTTCCCCGTGGAACGACCCTGAATTTGCACAGAATTTGTGCACAACAACAAGTACTCTCTCATATTTCATTAACAACTCCAGCATTTCCGACTGACTAAAATAATAAGCAGAATGCACCATGAGTCCCACGGACCCTGGGCTACAGCAGCACTCATTGCCAAGGTGTTCACACCACCTCATAGGTGGATGATACCGCTGGTTTCTGAATACGTCCTGCGGTTTTAGGAGAGGGCAACAACTGTGGATATGCTGTCTACAATATTTGAGGTGCCTTGCGGCGTTGCCCCCAATATCAATGATTGGCCCGTCGACCATTCTAATTGCCCAATCTTCGATGAGCGCACGCTCACAATGCAAAATTGGGTGTAAAGATGTCCCATTGCCCTCACCTTCAAACAGGTAAGCTGGATGGAGTTTGTTGACGAGATTGAGCTGCTCAAGACTCAACCTGAAAGGTACTGATAGTGTATAGACCGTACTCAT